AGAACCTTGATGACGATGCCTGTTGGCGTGTCGTCACGAGGGTTGATGATCTGGACCTCGACGCCCTGCTCTGCATGGACGGACACGTCCAAGTTTGAAAGCTCAAACATTGGGGTCCTTTATGCTGTGATGGCTGAGTCTTGGAACGAGATCGTCGTCGCGAGAGCGTTGCCAGCGGCTGCGCCAGCGCCAGTCCCGGTGCCAAGAATCGCCGTGTACGGCATCGTCATCGTCAGGCCCTTTTCTCCGTCGCTCTTGTCGGCTCCACCGAGCTTGACTCGGGGCAGCGTGATCGCGATGAAGTCGTCTGAGTTCGCGCTACCGGCGCTAAACGCGGCACAGATTTCAATCGATGTCTCGTTGACGAACGCATCACGCATCGTCGCGTCTTGGAAGAACACCGACATCTCACCGGAAACCTTGACTCTGCCTTCAGAGATGTCTTGGTAGACGTTCGATCCAACAACGGGCTCTGCACTCATGTTCCCGTCGATCTTGATCGACAACCCGGTCAACAGGGCCATAGGCGACCCACCAGCAGACACGACGCCATTCACCGCCGACATCACGCCGGTTGACGGCGCGGCAGCAGGGGTTGTGAAGTATTCAGCCGTGGTGGCAACCGAACCACGACGAGCGGTGGTGTCGAGCATGTCGCGGCCCATGATCTCGAACCCGATTTTCGAGATTCCGCTCGGCGGCAGATCGATATTGCAGGACTGAACCTTGCACCCGGAGAACAACTCGCTCTGGGCGATGTCGCTGAAGAAATGCTCGATCAGGAACGAGTCATCGGTGTGGCCGGTGGCAGGAACGTAAGTCTTCCACCCCTTCGTTGCGAACGCGACCGCGACCGTGAGCGATGCGTTGAGCAGCGCAGCACCATTCAGCGGCAGCACGGTCATGACCGTAGCGGTCATCGAAACCACCAGCAGCGGCTGTCCGACTTGAGTCGTCGCGCCAGTGCCGGAAAGAATCGTGATGACATCACCGATCTTGAACCCGTCAGTGATGTTCGAGCCGCCAGTGCGCGTCAGCGTCTTGAGCGGTAGCGTGCCATCCGCGATAGCCATCGCGGTGCAGCTTGCTGCAGTGCCGCCAGCAGCCCAGACCTTGCGGCACAGCGCAGCCAAGAGTAGGCGCTGCGGTGATGTCGCCACCGCGCCAGCGGATGCGAGTTCACCGGAGATCGAGCCGCCCACCGAACGAACACCATGTCGGAAGTCCGCGACTTGGTAGTCGGTGCGCATCTCTTCAGATTCGTAGGTTTCCTTCTTCAGCGAAATGTCGCTGGAGATGCGGCGCATGTACGTGCCACCAGTTCTGGTTGAAATCGTGGTGCCCTCATCCCCCCAAGCGGTTTCCTTGCGAATTGCGACCCTCTTTGCAACGCCAGATGCGATAGCCATGATGCTTCTCCTGTAACCAGTGGGCTTGTGCCCGACCTGCCGTCAGCCCCGCTGATCAGCCCTGAATGTCCGCTATGAACGGAATCGAAACCGGAACCATGAACCAAGACCCGTTGTTCAGTGCTGGTCCAATGTAAGGATGCTCGTCGATGATGATTTTGATCGCACCCTGGCTGAATGTCGAGCCACGAATGAATGCGCCTATCAGAACGCCGGCACGAGCGTATGCGGCTTGTGAACCCTGATTCCCAGGGTAGTAGAGTGATGCTTGCAGAATGCCGGTTTCCCTCTTGAAATTGGAACCGAACGTTGGACCTTCGGTACGCGCCGGCAGCAAGGTGATCGCTTGGTACGGTGTTCCAGAGGTTGGCGTGAAGGGGACGTTTTCCCAAGCGGTCGAGAACCCAGCGGAGACCGAGTTGATCTGCGTCTCCAGCAGCTTGCGGATGATTGCGTAGCTCATAGGACACCAGCCTTGTTCGCTGCGCGTCTCACAGCCATGTCGAACTCCCTGACGGATATTCTGACCATACCACCTGGGGCCTGCGTCGAGTAGCCGTTGCGAGTCTTCCCTGTCCCGTGCTTCGGCGGATTTGGGAACCAACCGTATTCAACGACGGCCGCGTATGGCAGAGCGTTTGACAGCCACACCACGCTTCCTGCCGGCATGTTGAACAGGACCCCTTGGAGGTCTGGGCCACTGCCGCCAACGTCGGAAACAGAGTAGTCTGGTGAACCTAGAGAGATGTTCCAGTTCCCTCGAAGCCTGCCCGTTTCCCCGACTGGGGTCCTGGCGACGACTTTGCTGAAGATCTCGAAGGCGGCCTCGCGCACCACCGTCTCAACCCGTTTGTTGAGCCTCCTGGCTATCTCTGCACACGGCACCGACCACTGAGCCATTTCATCCCCCGCTTCTGCAATGCAGTATGTAGATCACGGCTTCGCCGCTGGGGTCCACAGTCTTCACGTCGAGCAGCTCGTGCTCGATGCCCTGGATGATCATGGAGTCGGAAAGCGAAGGCACAACGACCCCCGATTCGATGATGACCTTCTTGTCTCCACGCTCAACACTGGTTTGCCCTATGCCGGCAGACGGCATCGAGATCGACACCCCGTTGACGCTGTAGTTAACGGATGTCTCTGCAGCGGCCCCGGTGGATGTGTCGTATGCACCTACTGTGCTTCTAACCAGAGTCATCACCTGACCCTTGCTCTTGAGCAGTCCAAGAGCAGCCAGAGCCATCTGCGAGTAGAAGCTCATCGCGTTCTCACTTGAATGCCGCGTACACGAGCAGTTCGACGGTTTCACCAAGCCACTTGCCAGTTGGCATCGTGACGTGGGCCTGCAGCTTCCACTTGCCGGCTTGGTCTAGTGAACCGATAAGCGTGTCGAATCGAATCGCATTGAGGCCACTTGCTATAGCGGTCCAAGTCACAACGGTCCCGTCAGGCTTCATTGCCTCGATTGTTCGCACTGTTGCCGAACTGACATCCTGCCCGCAGTCGAGGATGATCGCTGTGCCTATGTCGGCAACATAGCTCTTGGTCATGGCGTTTCCAATTCGATTGGCGAGTCAATCGTGACAGATGGCGTTGTAGCTGACGATGCCGCTATTGTCTTCTTGATGTAGCTGTTCGCGGTCACTGATTGACACAGTGTCGTAGACCTCTGCTGAGACATGGCGACTGCACTTGCCAGAGACACTTGCCTGACGATTGGCGATGAGAGGTTGACTGTTTCCATGTCATGCACCTATGCGTGAGCCGAGCGTTCTTGTCGTTGCAATCCTGCTCCACAAGCGCACAACCTCACGCTTGGGCACAGGGGCGACACCACCACCAAGACCGGCACCACCCATCCAGATTGCGAACATGCTGCGGAATGCGGCAGTAGCAGGAACGTAGATGGAGCCGGAAGCATGTGCTTGACCTACAGCCTCTCCGCTTGTAGCTCCAGCCGCAACGACTCCCACAATGATCTGCGGTGAGCCGACAGCCTCGGCAGAAGCGATCCCGGCAACCGACACATCCTTCGGCCCACCGGGGACATCGACTGTCGGAACCCCAATAGCCTCTCCGGTCGCAGCCCCAGACGCGACAACGGTCGCCGCAACAGTCGTGGCACCGAATGCGGTTGCGGTGGCCGTGCCGGCGGCAACCACCGTAGGAGCGGCGCTAGGGGCTCCGAAAGCGCTCGCAGCGGCTACCCCAGCAGCAACCACCGTAGCGGCTGCTGTGGGCTGCCCTATGCCCCCCGTCGAGGCAGAAGCGACGGCTGCGGCAGTCGGCGCGACAGCCGGGGCCCCGTAAGCACCAGTGCTGACCGCACCAGCAGCGGAAACTGAAGGCGAGACAGATGGAGAACCGACAGCTTCTGAGGAAGCTGCGGATACAGCGGTAACGCTAGCCGCAGACCCTGTAGTCGGTGTTCCTACAGCCTCTTGCGATGCAGCCCCAGTAGCTGCAACGGTCACAGACAACGATACTGCACCGTAAGCACCAGCACTTGCTACACCCGCAGCGGAAACTGTTGGTGAGACTGCCGGTGACCCAATGGCTTCGGCGGATGCTGCGCTGACAGCAGTCACGTTCGCCGCAGACCCAGCGGTCGGGGTGCCAACAGCCTCTTGTGAGGCTGCGCCAGTGGCGACGACAGTCACAGACAACGATGCAGTACCGTAAGCCCCTGAGCTTGCCAAGGCCGACGCTGCAACATCGAGCGATGCAGATGGTGCCCCAAGTGCTTCACCACTTGCTGCGCCGGTAGCAGTTACGTCTGCTGCACCCGGCGTGTATGTGACCTCGATCTGTATCGAGGCGAACAGTATCGTCGGGCTCGCATCGCTGCTGTAGAACCCAAACTTCTGTAGCGCGTTAGCACCAACACCGTTTACATCGTCAACAGTCCATGCCGAGGCGGTCTTCGGGTTGTTTGCCCAAGCGTCAGTACGGGTTGTCCATGTTCCGTTTGCAGGGTTGTGCGTTGATGCGTTGTAGGCTGTGCCACCGACCACCAACCGTGCTGCCGCAGCGCAAGTTTGATTGGCGGTCTTCTGGTCGTAGTAACGAACGACGACACTGATGCTCGTTGCACCAGCAGGGACAGCGAAGCCAGCGAAACCGAATGTCTTGTACCCGGCAGTTGTGCCATGCGTCAGGTAGTCTGCGCCGGAACTGTCGGGGTAGTCATCGACA